GAGATTTGTTTAAAACCTTGTTCTGCTCTAACCGGACCATTAAAAGTTGTATTAGCCATATTAATATCCTCCTAGATATTTTAAATGTAGTCCCTAGGGAATGTCGACTATACGCGTCTACATCTAATATTTTATATTTGTATAGTGTGATATTAGTACAACAGTTTTAAGTAGAGCGCAAGAGAGCCTGTAATGTGGATTGGTTTTTCCAACGATGTAGCTTTTTATTAAGTAGCTACTGAAACTTGTGGGACTGCTTCTTCAACTTTATTCTCTAAGTGAGCTTTTTTTGCTTCCGCTGCTCTTATATGGGTAAGCACTTCTCTGACCTGCCTGTCAATCTTAACCATATTAAGGGTATACCTACCCTCCTTGAGATGTTCCTGTTCCCAACTGAGATCTAGACCTCTCTTCTTCTGATAAAGGTCTTGTAGATGTTGCATCATCTCCTCCATTTATAACCTCCTCATAGGTTATTCTGTTTATCTTGGGATCCATCATTTCTCCAAGATACTCCCACTTTATATCTTTTTTTCCTAGTTTGTCAACTATGGCATTTTCGATGTCTAGTGGGCCATCCAAAGATGTTATAACAAAATCTGCATGATATCTATATGCAGAAATTTGTACTCTGAATTGTTTGGGGTGCATTTTTTCTTTCTAATATTTGATTAAGGCGGGATTGTGTCCCGCCTTAAATTATTTAGATTACGCTGCTCCTGGTGATCCGAAGATACCTCTAGGGTCTGAGAATCCAAAAGAATATCTCTCTCTAGCTTTGTATCTTACGTTACCAGTTTCAAAGTCACCTTCCATTGCAGTTTTGATTGGTGCTCTAACGAACATTTTTAGTCCATTAGGAACATCAGTCTTAATGAAAAACGCATCTGTGTCAGTTAGGTAATGGTTCACAGTGTATCCCTGTGGAATCATGCCCATGCTGCCAACTGCGTTGATATCATTATCTGCAGTTCCAGTTCTACCTTGAGACTTCATAAGTCTTTCAGCAGTAAATTGCAGAGCAGAAGGAATTATCATTTTAACTCCTTTAGCTGCAATTTTTAGACCTCTTTCATCAGTAAGTGCTGCGATGTCAATTAACGACTGCTCTAACGAAGTTTCGTTTAAGTCAGCTGCAGTTGACAATTCATTTCTGAATGTTCCAGCAACAATTGGGTGGTCAGTAGCGCAAAGCTCCTTACCATCTCCACCTGTGAAAGACGAACTAAACGCATTGTTTAATACGTTAGCTGCTTTTACTTGCTTAGAATTAGCCATAGATCTAGCTAATGCTTTTGTATATCTAGACGCAAGTCTGTCATACAAGTTATCTTCAATCGCTTCTTCAGTGATTGAGAATGCTAAAGCAAGTGTCTCGTGAGTGTATCTAGCAGTGAAAGTTTCTTGTGCTGTATCAAAGTTTACACTTGATCCTTCAGGTTTTACTGAAGCATTAGCGAAACCAGATAACATCACTTCTTCTTCAAAAGCTCTGTCAGAATTTTCTATGTCGAAAATCTGAGTATGCTCATCTGCATAGTTTTGGTATTCCAGGCCGAATAGTGCATTCAAACCTGGCTCTAGTTCTTTAACTAGTTGTGATCGTGATATAGCCATAATTTAATCTCCTATTCTATTATACGCCTGTTGTTAATTTAAAGACATGTTCACCAGTATTAAATACAACGTATGCATTCGCATTAGCTGATGACTCGTCACTATTTTCCGGATCTTTTGATATACCGATTTGTTTAAAACCACCAGATGTTCCAGAAGTCGATGTGTCTAACTCTGAAGTTGATTGTCCAGAAAGAGTGCTTCCACTAGTTCCGACAAAATCAAATGCAGAATTATTCATTGCTGATGTACCAGCTGTTCCACCGTCTGAATCATGTTGTACTTCAAACACGATAAATGGATCCGCGAACACTGAAGCTACAATATCCGAAGCGTTTGTGCTTGCAGGATAAAAAGCTTTAAATGTCGGTTTACTCGTTGACGGATCAGTAAAAAAGCAACCACCGAACACACCTAATTGTTGAGTGTCTCCAGCTGCCGCTTGTTCAATACCGCCCGCTGCTACTGCCTCAACCACTTGACCATTGAAAATCGATGTTCCGTGGTTTGCTGCTATAGCGTATTCTTCCGTTCTGATTTGTCCGCCTGTAAGATGTCTTGTAGGTTTAAAACCGAACGCTGCGTCTTGATTAGCCATGTTTATCTCCTTTTGTCTACCGAGGTAGACGATTTAATTTATTCGTTGGCTAAGAATTGTTAAAAAATTAACTTTTCTTTGTACCACCGAAGGTTACACGAGTCTGTCGATCATTATTGATCGGCATACTTGGATGCTGCTCCTTCATTAAATCATTATCAATCGCGTCATTTCTATCTTTGGTCTGTTGTTCAAAATACTCTTTGCGCGCTTCAACAATTTCGTCAGGTATCCTTGCCAGCAAAAGGCCGCCAACTCCGATCACCCCCTTGTATTTACCGTCTTGAATAGTTGGATAGTCAATCTCTGAATACTCGTCAGCTCGCACTAACTCAAATCCTGATCTTAACTTAGCTGACATGTTCGATGTATCATCAAATCCCATTGATTCAGCTCTTATCCACCTATGTTTAAAACCATCCGGTGCAGGTGGTGCATCTAAAGATGATGGTGGAGTCCAAACTTTTTTCTGTTGTTTAACTTTTGTTTGGCTCGCACGAGAGTCTATTTTTTTATTTTCCATATGCCTAAGCCCCTTTCGTGATTTTTAATTGTTTCGCATATTCTTCTAGTGGCACACCTAATTTTTTAGCAATTGTTACTTGAGATGGCGTGAGTCTCACCGTTTTCTGCGACTTATTGTTTACACTTCGCTTTGCTGAAGCTACTGTTTGTGTCGGTTTAGTCGTTACCGTGTCTTCATTTGTACCAAATTTATGCGGGAAGTCAAGTCTCATACGCTTATCTATCTCATTATAATATTCGTCAGATTGAGCATCAAACCCTTCTTCTTCAGTTAATTTTTTATGTAAATCAAATACAGTGTAAGTCATGGCATTATCTGTTCCAAACCATGAGTTTCTTTCAGCCCATGCTTCAGCTTTTGGATCAGGTTGTGCTTTTTGAGGTGCTATTGCTTGATCTAACGTAGGAGCTTTTCTCTCTTGAGGTTTCACAGCAGCTTGTTTTTTTAAATTAGCTACTCTTGCTTCCTCTACACCCAATCTTGCGATCATCTTTTGTGCTTCTACCTCAGCTGCGATATCACCAGTCTCCCTTGCACTAGCAAGTTTAGACTGTGCTGCTTGTAGGCCAGACACAACTCTGCCTTCCATGGCATTTACATAATTTGGTTCAATAGTTGATAATTTAGTTTTTAAAGTTTCTTGTTCTTTTTGAACTCCTTTAGCATATTCTATGGCAGCTTCTTTTTGTCGTTCCGCTTCACGCCATTTTTTAGTTAGCTTTGCAATTCTTTTTTGAACACCATCACTATAATCTTCTAATTCTTTTTTCTTTTCTTCTGTTTCTTCTTTTGGTTTTGTTTCTTCTTTTACTTCTTCAACTTTTATTTCTTCTTTTTCTTCTGTTTTTGTTTCTCTCTCATTTTCATATGAGATATCTGTTCCATGATCTTTTTTGTTATCATAGGTTCTTTTGTCCTCTTCAACATTAACTTCAACCTCTGGTCCAGAGGTATCTATGTCAACCATGGGTTCTATTTTTTTCTCTTCTGTTTCTGGCATAGTTTCTCCTTCTATGTTTAGTATTGATGAAATATGTCTTCAGGGTTTTCAATGGTTGCTAAAACTTCATCATCATTTAGCAGTCTTACTTCCCCACCATCGATCTGTATTCTTGATCCAGCATATCTTGCAAAGATAATCCAATCACCTTTTTTACACCATGGGCCTTCTGGGTATCTTTCTTTATCGTAACAATGTGCACCCATTTTTAAAACCATTCCACAATTAGATCCAACTTGTTGTCTCTCAATTGTTTCTTGTCCTAAATAAAGTCCACCTTTAGTTTTCTCTTTCATTTTAAAAGGTAAAACTAAAAGTCTCCAACCAGTAGGTTCAGGTAATTTTGATGATTCTTTTTTTGAAAGATCTGTTTGTTTCTTAACTTCTTCTTGATCTTGTTCTTTGTATTTTTCTTGCAGTGCAAGTTTAACTTTTGGTTCCTCGTTTGTTGAGGTTGATAACTGTTCCTTTTTCATCCTTTTGCTCCTTATTGTCTAGCAGGTTAGAGATTTCCTGTAACATAATTTGATATGTATTCGCTTGTCCTAATAGATACTTGTATTTCTCCATGTTGTCAACCCCACCACTTATTAAGATGTCTCCAACTTTTTGTAAGTTATCTCTCATAAGTTTTTGTAGTTTTGCAACGATTACTAATCCATCTTCCATTATAGCGTTGTTCCTTTCTCTGGTTCAAACTCATCTAATACATCTAGTTTTTCTTTTGCATTAGCTATTTTATTTATTTGTTTATCTACCTCTTCTATGTGTTGAGGATGTTCTCCTATACCAACACTGTTTTCTAGATATATATTTGCAGTCGCATCAGCTTCTGCAATCTCAGCTTCGTATCTAGCACGAAGGGCTTCAAGTATTGCTCTTCTCATGCTCTTGCCTTTCTTATAGCGTCTTTGCTTTTTTCATATTTCTCCTTCCAATATTTTGCTCTTTCTAGTCTTCTAATTCTATAATCTAATTTATCAAGACCAAATATTTTTTTAAAAAAATCTATTAACATTTCCATCTTCTTCTAGCCTGACGTAGTCTAGAATTAGGATCTTTTGCAGCTTTAGGAAACTTCTTCATTTGACCTGCGCTTCTTGCGCAGAAAGATTTACGTCTCTTAGCAGCTTTAGATCCTGGTTTGACTTTGCCAGTAACCGCTGTTTTTAATTTAGATCCAGGATTCTCTCTCCTGTATCTAGCAACTCCAGCCTTTGTCATGCCTGCACCAGACTTAGTTGACCTAAAATACTTTTTAGTTTTAGGTGGTTGTCTGTCTTGTCTTCTCACTAGATCATGCCTTTATAATATTTTCTGTAACTTGGATTTCCAGATACTTTTCCATCTACATCTAATTTTATAAAAGTCCCCATGTAACCACCATCGGCAGCTTTACTTCTTTTTGTAAAAGTTTTTACATTAGTTGGTTTACCACCAACACCTTGAGCAACTGCTCTTTTTCTTGTTACCGCAGATTTTCTTTGTCCCTCAGACATTCGTCTTGCTTTAGCTAATGGAACACATTTAGGATATTTTCTCTTTGCGTCTGCTTTCTGTTTTGAACGGCCACACTTTGCAAAAGAACCATCTTTCTTTTTGCTACCAATGTCCACCCATTTCTGTTTGAACCATTTATCAAGACCGTTCTTTGCCATGATTATTTATTTGGTCTTCGTGCTTTACCAAAACCTTTTATTTGTATGCAAGCGCTACCACCCATGCCAAGGCCTTGTCTTCTTAATCTTTCAGTAGCCTCTGTAAGTCCGCCTCCAGCTCTGTATATTCTACCACCCATGGCAGCTGGTTTACGTCCTTTAAAATCTTTTCTCTTTACACCAGATGGATCTTTGA